CAACACGTACTGTGTCGATGTGAACACCACTACGCTGAACCCTAGTCTGAGCGGAACATGAGGACAAGAAAAAGGCAGCCAAAGCGGCAATAATGGAAGAAACGAGTGTCCAAAAAGCCTTCGACTTATAAAAAGGGGTCTTAGTATCCGACATAAATTTAAAAATTAAAGAACGATAGAAAAATGCGCGGCCTCTCCTGCAGTCATTACCAATAACCTTCAGCAATTCACGGACTCTTGCAGAAGGGGTCCGCGCACGTAGCATATATCATCAAGTAAAGGACATACTATTTTTCTTCAGAAGCGGAGGACTTAGAGGCGGACTTAGCCTTATCGAGCTGAGAATCAATAAGTTCCTGACCAACCTCGAGACCATCGAACTTGTCCATACGAGAGAACGAATTAGGGTCGAAATCAATATCGGGATTGTATTTCTCGCCCTTCTCAAAATCGGAAGGTTCCGCCGTCACATCCGGACGACCAGGAAGGACATCGACGGAGCCAGAACCATTAAGAACGGAAAGAATGCGCTGACCGCGAGAAACATAAGCGGGAGCATCTTCAAGTAACCAATCAAGTGCCATAAGATCAATATATTAACGATTAGACAGGCGGGTTGCAAATGTTTTATTAACCAAATTCTTCTTCTGGACAGAATACGAGAGGTTGATAAAGAAATTATCCTCTTTATTGGAAGCAAAAGGCGAATTTACTTGTGCGATATCTACAAACAGAAGGGAGTAATACTGATTGTAGCTCGCCGACAAAACGCGCTGTTGAACCCAATAAGAATAGACAGGAAGGGCATCGGAAGCACCCTGGAATCGAGACAACTGGCCAAGAACTTCATCATAGGAGGAGCGAAACTCGTTAAAACAAGGCTCGTAAGCCACGGTTTCAGCGGTTGACGTGGTCCCAAAGCCAAATTGGAAGCCAGGAACGTCTTGATATCCAATATCATTATAAATCGGATTGAAATAATCGGGACCGGTATAATGAAGGTAATCGGGGTAAACACCTGCCCAATAATAAACAGGGCGAATGCTCAGCATATCAATCATATAGCCAGGCTCGCGAAAATAGTAAGACTGACGACGACCAAGGGTTTGGTTGAAGGCGATAGCGCCACCCTGCTGACCAAGAGGGCCGTTTACGCTCGGTCCGGAAAAATTATTCTGTCCCGCTTGATTCATGATAATCTGCACGTTAACAGTCTGCGAAGCACTAAAAAGCAACTTAGGTCTATCGACGTGTTCAATCTTTGAAGCAAAGAAAGTCTCCAACCAATCGCTATAACGGGATCCGCCAGCACCAAGCAAATCCTTGTACTCTTGAAGTCGCGAAGCAATAGCTAACTGCGGTATAGTCGAAACGCCAGTCATGGAAACACCTTCGGAGCTACCAACGGGAAGCAAACGGCTATAACGATCGGGATTCGAAGGTATAACAGCCATTGGGTGAGCGACGAGAAATGCGCCAAGCGGAGTGAGGGTTGTATCACTGGGACCGTTAGCAAACTGATTAGCAGGACCTGCGGAGGACAACGAAGTACTTCCAGGGTAAAGAGAGGAAACGGGATAGCCATCCTTAGAGGCAGTAATCGTGGCACCAAGGTCCGAAAGCAATATCTGAGAAAATAGATTTCCTCTATTATATGTATTATTCGTCGATGGTACGACTGAGGGGTAGAATTGGCTCTCGAAATAAGCATCTAAGAATTCAAGATTTCCAAATCTTTGCGAAAAAAAGCACTGAGTGTCACTGAACTGAAGGACATTATATGCGGCACCAGTACTGTTGGGTATGAGATACCAGCTGCTGGGCCAAGCAAAGGAATAGAGACCCCACTGCGAATAGCCATAATAATTGCGAACGATATCCCAATAGGCGAGATAAGAATCAGCGGTACACCAACCTAAGGGATATCCTAATTGAGCGGCCGAAAGGTTGGCCGACATGGGAACATTACTGGAAGTTGTCGACGGAATAGAAGCGGGGACGACACGCAACCAACGAAGCAGTGAATTTGAGTAAGGGTAATTGTTCGTAGTGTACGGATAGGACGAAGTTGACGAGGCGGCAACAAAGTTCAAGCTCAACTCATTCATGTCGAACTTACTGCTATTCGTCCTCAACTCAGGATGATAAAGTTGAAGTGGCACCCAAAAACGATGCAAGCGAATAGTATAAGGATTAAATGTCGGAACAGCCAACGGGTTGCTACGAACATCAATACCTTGCTCGATAGACACACGGTCTCGAGCGTTAATAAAATCAATCCGCACTGGATACAAAATTCCTGGCGTACACGTAAAGGCCTTACTCTCGGGAACATCATAGCGAGAATAGCCATTAACGGCGTGAGAAATAAAAGGTTGTTTTCCCATAAATTAAATAATTAGTTGAAGTTTGTAGTGGTCTTGCCAAAATCGAACAATATCCTGGTCAAGCCAGGTAGGAGGATCGAATTCTGGCATCTTGCGAGAAGAAGCAGAAAAACGCATTATTTGCTTTTGCTCCCACGAATATGACGCTCTACGGGATACGGAGGAATTGAGGGAGAACCGATCAACACACAGAGACACAATACGTTTAACCAGAGGAGACTTGCTAAAACGTGAATAAGCGTCAGCAGCGGCAATCGAGCGGGCAACGTCGTCTTCCGGTTTAAGGTACTTAAGATAATATCGAGGAATCGAGTAGTTATAATTGACACGTTTCTCAAAATCAAAGTAAGACCACGTCGAAGTACGGGTAGAAGGGCGAGGCATATAACCAAGAAAATCACCAACGCCAGCAGATACGAATTTTCGCGTATAACGGCGATGTTGGAGGAGGCAAGATAAAGATGTAGTCTTTCCATCTAAAACGACATTTTGGTTAGATATTTCAGTGGGGTCAAAATAAATTTGCTTAGTAACGTATTTAACAACATATCGTGCACGTTTGTGCGTTCCTTTTGCGAGCCAAACGAAGCCTAAATCACGGACGGCCGATCGGATCTCGTTGTAAAGACAATCGGTCCCAAAAAGAAAGCCGTGAAAATGAAGGCGCGGGGCCGATCCTGTTTCTGGGTGGGTGCCAAACTCCTGGAAAAAGGCATGTTTAAAAGAATGACCAATCTTGTGGCGAATTCTCTCATTCCACCGTCGGATAAACTTGGAAGGATCACGCAGCGCTTCATCGTAATATTTGGGCGAGATAGTAATTGTAATAAAAATAGCCTGCCGGGATTCAGCCTTACAACGAGCTAACTCTCGCTCCAAGCGAACGAACCAGTCATTACGCAGACGACGCAAACACTCCTCACACTTACCACAGGGGACCATGAGCCATTGTCGGGCGACATCCCAAGGGCGAAGAGCAAGCGCAGACTTTGCAACATCAGAACCACCTCGACAAGGGTTCTTCTTGTCGAAATAGCGACGGTTTCGAATCCATATGGGAGAGAGACAAGGCATTACAAAAAGCTCCTAAGACAATCAAATTTGATAGAAGGATAGTCAAGACGACAGCGAGTGAGATAATTAATAGCAGGCTCTTCTTCGGCGAACCAGGCAATAACAACGCGTTTCTTGCCACGGTAAGCGCCAATAGAAAAACGGTAGGGAATACTGTTGATTACAGGAGAAAAACGGGGGTGGAAATCAAAAATATCCATGATCAAAGAATAATACTTTGCGCTTCGAAAGACGGTACTTTCGAGCGCGAAAACTGTGTGCCTACGCGGGCTGCGCTGTTTCCGGCCTCGATCTCGCATCCGCGATATCTTCGGCGTCCGGAAACAATTACTCGCCTCGCGCTTAACGGCACACGATTCTATATATGGGCGAAAACTCCCAGGAGAGGGAGAACTCTCCCGAGAGCTTACAGTCAAAGAACTTTTCCACCAAGCGGGCGGGTTACTACTTTAGTTCCTCGTCCCTTCTTCTTTCGTCGTGCTTTCATCGTAGTTGAGTTCAGAATTAAAAGTAAGTACCATCGTATTGTCGAAAAAATCGACGGCGGAGCCGGGGATATCTCCACAAGCAACAACAAGATGGAGAGCATCCGAATGATCGACGTAAAGCGAATCGCTAATGTGAGAGCTCTTCAGAAAGCGCGCAATAGGGGTATCCTTAAAGGCGCTAAAAGGAAGGGGTTCAAAACGACCATCTTTGAGATGACCTACCTGGGCGAGGTCGATTTTAAGGGCCGGATTAACTCGACGAATAACAACATGAACTTGTGTCATAATAATACGATTTAGAGAATAGACTTAAATTTTTTACAAAACTGCCGCCAAAGATTCGATCGATCTAACCAAAAGTTATAACCTTCCGGAGTCATGGTAAACGGGAAAGACGTAGAAATGAGATTTTCGACACCAAGAATAGACGAGCGGCATAGGCTGCGAATCTTAACGCGCAAATTGTCGCGAAAAGGTCGATGATTTGGATAAAATTTTTCGTAATTCGCCTTATACACGGAAAATAAACCTTGGCGGACAAGCCATTCGGTAAACATGTATTCGACAACATTAATGGGTAAATCCGAGAAACTACACTTTTTATTTGTTTTCATGGTAACATGGTTATTGGTTTACAACGCAAATATAAAACAAAAAGAGCAAACAAAAAAGGTTAAAAAGTCGAAAAAATTGGTTAATTTTCTCTTACATAACGACGGGACGACTTCGTAGTTCCAGCGTATCTGCCATCTTTGCCGTAGATTTCTCTACTTTCATCGTAATCGACAGGGGTAGGACGCTTCGTAACAGCCGTGCCGGCGATAGCCATGGCGCCAAGCAAGGCGGTTCTCGCTAAACCATAACCAAAGGCGTTCTTGCTGGACCGATTTTGAAACCAACGACCAGAAAGGTCTTGCTGGCCTTCCGAGGCGGCGAGACCCATAAGCTGCTGGTGAATCTGACGACCTGTCATTTTCGTTGTCTTACCGGTAGGCTTACCTTTTCCATCAACCTCGGGGACATCAACTTCTGAATCCCAATTGAGATTAAACCACTCACGAAGATCAGCCAGGTTTACCTTACGTATTTCAGACTCAACTTCTAAGACATCACCAGAGGCGGCAGATTCGTAGGCAGCGGCATAATCTCGGGCGATTTGGGCAGCGTAAACAGAATCGAAATATTTATCATTGTATTTCTTGATCTGATTTGCTTCCTCAACATGCTTCGCATACATGGCGACAAAGTCTTGAAACTTATATGTAGCCATAAGATCTGCGTACTCGGCGTCAGCGGCATGAATGTCGGCCAAAGCGCGATTAAGGCGAATTAACTCAGAGGCATTGTTGATATGATATTCCAAAGCCTTCCTCTCCAGATTGTCCATCTCCTTTCGCCAGTCAGCGCTATGAGTATTGCCTCTCATAAGATCAGCTTCAGCATCGTCTCGATTAGCAGCAGCAGTATTGCGGTCAACCGTAGATTGCGCAACCATGCTCTCCGCAATAGCGGTGGGGCTGGTAGGAGCAAAGCCGCCGGGGGTAACAGGTGAACCACCGGAAGGACCAGAAGCAGAAGGCATGGGAGCAGAGCCGCCAGACATCGTGGCATTAACACCAACGCCCGACGATCCTAAAACGGCCGCAGGTGTTACGCCAGCCTTCAAGTAGCGATCAAAAACCTTAGAGGGGTCATTATAGGCATTTTCGTAGTCAAATTGTTTTTGCCAGTTAGCATAGGAAAGTTCAGATTGCTTCTGCATTTGCTCGAGGGCATATTTTTGCTGAAGCTTCATCTGTTTTTGCTGAAACTTCCATTGACGACGAGCGGTCATGCCGCCGAAAAGCTGGCCAAGAGCACCAGAGATTAAGCCGGTTGCACCCGAGGAGGCGGCGGATTGACCAAGAGCTTGACCAAAAGATGTGGCAGCGGGAGTAGCCATACTACACGTTATTTAAATTGTTAGAGCGAATAATGTAGTCAACACGTACTGTGTCGATGTGAACACCACTACGCTGAACCCTAGTCTGAGCGGAACATGAGGACAAGAAAAAGGCAGCCAAAGCGGCAATAATGGAAGAAACGAGTGTCCAAAAAGCCTT